CATCAAAGTTATACATCTCCTCAACGTTGTCATATTCTTCATCAAAGTTATGCATTTCCTCTGTGTGATACTCCTCATCAAAATGATGATCACCCATTTCATTTAAATCTGGAAATTCTTCTTCCATATAATTTTCCATCATACCCATAGGTTCTTCCATTTCTTGTTCTTCTTCACCACCAAATGAGATTAAATACTCAGTGTTATTATTGTTGTCCACTAAATGAATGTCTCCATCATCTTGTTTTTGTACAATAATACCATCTTCGTCACCCATCGCCTTGAAAACACGTAACAATTCTGGCATTGATGCCTGTGTCATGTTTAGTGGTGGCATTTCTTCGTTATCTCCCGCAATTACTTCACCATTTTCTGGTTCTGTAACTTCAGGTTCTTCTACACCTTCTTCGTCAGACACAGGTTCTACAACCTCTTCTTCGTCTTCGACATCAAACTCATCCTCTACAGGTGGGCCCTCAACGTCTTGTTCGTGTAATCTTCTATCTCCTCTAAGGGATTCTTTTACTAGTTGTGAGATTTCTTCCTTCATGGTAGAAGCAAGTATTCCTTTTGCATTTTCACTAATAGCTTCTTCTATTCGTTTCATTTGTAATAAAGCCTCTTCAACTACAGACTTTTCTTTTTCCATAATATGCAATAATTTATGCTTTTGGTTTATTTTATAGATAAATATGCACCAATTACAAAAAAGTTGATTTTAAGTAAAAAGTTATTAAAATAAAAAAGGACACCTTTTGGTGCCCTTTCTAAAAAAATTCATAAAAGTTATTCAATTACCTCATCAATTTTACTTTCTACAATTGCTGTAATTCTCCAATCCATTGTGTAGGTTTCATACGCTTTGGTTACCTTTGCTTCTACATCAGTTGGTGAATAACCCTTAACCAACTTCTCTTCTTTCATTTTTTTTACTTTTCCTGTGTTCTCATCAACCATATCAGTTGTGACTCTAGCTACAAAATACTTTTCATCCATGTTATTTGATTTTATTTTAAATAATCGGATAATCTTTTCATTAAGTCAACTGATTTTTCTAAACCGCCTCCATTAATTTTCTTTTCTTCTTCTAACTTTTCTTCGTATTTTGGTCTATCTTCTTGATTTAAATATAAGTAAGCCCCCGGTGTAGATGGAGATGAAACTAAATCAAAACAAATTAATTCAAAGTCATCCTGTACTTCATTTTGGTCTCCTTTTTTAACTAAAGAACCAACCCCTCTAGATGAAACCCCCATAGTTACACCTTGTCTCATCATGTTTGCGGCAACATCACCTTTAGAAGAAACAACACCTCTCTCGTGAAACCCTGGTGTTGTTAGTAATTTAATTTTACCCATTAATACATTACCTTCCCACCAAACATCTGTAATAAGATGTGATACTCTATCTAAATCTATAAGTGAAGATTCAGGGTGATTAAGTTCAGAAATAGACATTCCTCTATTAATAATTTCTTTATATTTGTCAGCTTCTCTTTTTAAAATCTTTTCAGGGTAAACTCTTCCGTTTCTATTTGGTACTCCCCATTTTTGAAGTGTCGCATAAAATACAAATGGTTTAGAATGATCTAATTGTCCGTAAGATTCTTTTATTACTTGGTTATTTCTTGTATCATTTGGATTAATTATTCCTGCATCCCACTCAACTAAGATCCCTTTACCTGTATCACTTGGTCCTAAAATTTTCATAATATTTTATTTATAAATATTGAATTATTTGTCTTTTGACATATGTAACGAAAAATACTTGCTTGATTTTAAGTTTTCATAATAAATATAATCCAATATTTTTTTTATATTATACTTAATTGTGTTTGATTTGAACTCAATTGATGGGTCTGAAACAAAAAGAGTGAGTTCTAAAGACATGAAGCTTTTTTTGTTGTTTTGTATTCCGCTAGTCCTTAAATCTAAATCTAATATTTGTTTTGATTCAAAAACTTCTTTATTATTTATTTCTAATAGTGTGTGTAATATTTCCCTTTTTAATACTCCAGCAACCCTATCCCAATTATCACACTCTAATTTTGGTTGAATCCATGTTTGTAAAACTAAGTAAACTGATTTAAAATTTGTTGAGTCTACTGTTCCATATACGCATTTAGCATCTTTGAAAAGATTTAGTTTTACACTTTTTCCTTTTTTCATTTTTCATAATTATGAAGTTTATTGTTTATGTAATTATAAAAAATATTTTTGCAGTTGTCAAAATTTAAAAAAAATCCTTATATTTATATTAGTAACACCAAAAAATTTATGATTATAATTGAAGTAAAAAATGAAAAGTCTATTGAACAAGCGTTAAAAGCATATAAGTTCAAAGTATATAAAACAAAACAAATTCAAAAACTTCAGGAAAGGCAAGAATACAAAAAACCCTCCGTAAAACGAAGGGCTGAAATTAAAAAGGCTCAATACAAGCAAAAGAATCAGTTAGATTCTTGATTTTTGTCTTTTTTTCCAAAAATCTTTTCAGTAGACGTAAGACCTAAACACCCAAACGCCAACATTGCAACCGCATTTACCAAAGTGTCGGATGGTTTGATATCTCCATGTGAATAACTGTTAACGTACAATGTAACACATAAAGACACACCGCAAAGTACACCAACGAATCTTTTTGAAGATGCGTTACCTTCGCTGTCCATAAACACTCTACCAAAAGCACTTAAAAATTTTTTCATAGTCCCAAATTAAGTTGTTTTAGTTTATAATAATCATAATGGTTACATTTTGAATCCATTACTTTCTTAATCGTTTGATTTATTGTATTTTGTAAATCAGTATCTGTAGATTCATTTAAAGACCCCTTTAATTTATTTGAAATACTTTCTTTTAATTCTGACATTTCCTTTTCTAAATCTTCATTAGAAATATTTGTTATTGATAGTATTTCTTTTAAATCATTTTCTTTAAGATTTAATTTTTCTTTTAATGAGTCTTCATAAACTTTTACCATTGTGGAAATTGGCATATTAATAACTTCCGATTTAGTATTATTTTCTGTTTGTTCTTTAATTAATGTATTTTTAATTTGTTTTTTAGATTCTAAAACTTGTTCTAAATTTCTAATTGAGTTTTGATAAATTAAGTTATCAATATTCTTATAATTATTTTTATCCGACTCAACAATTTTATTTAAAAAACTATCTAATAAATTTATTGTTTGGGTATTATCCTTTATAAGATATTTAGAATATTCAATATTTTCATTTATATAGTCATCCGCTATATCTCTATCTAACCCTTTACATGTGGATAAATCGTCATAAATGTAATAAAGTTCTGCCAAATCTTTATTTTCCAAAACTAACTTATTAAACACAGTCATTAAAACTTCAAACTTCTCAGTCTTATATGTTTGTGCGGTTGCTTCTTCTAATCTTGTTTTTATATTACCAAAAGTATTCATATTTTTTTATTATAAATATCTATTTGTTTAGTAAATCAGAAACCTTCTGATTAATTTCTACCAATTTGTTTCTTCCTTTAGATAAATCTAACGATGTATTACCATTAAAAAGACTTTCCTCTAACAATAAATTTAAGTCATTTTTTTTGAAATTTTCAGGTGTTACTCCTGCACCTCCTCCTGCTTCAGGACCCGGTGGTGGCGGAGCGCCTCCTCCTGATTCAGGTGCCGGTGGAGCCCCTCCTGCTTCAGGAGCAGCACCTCCCGCGTCACCTCCACCTGCAGCCGCTTGACCGTCTTTTTTACCGTATAGTTGGTCAACATTATCAAATAAACCTGTCTTAGCAATTACTTCAGCGGTTTTAGCTAGTTCTGCAGATACTGCCCTTTCAATTCTTTGTTGTTGTAAATCTAATCTAATTTCTTCATCTGAGAAACCTAAAATATGTTTTTTAGCCCATGATGCAGATGTTGGGGCAACTGAATTTGCAATCTCAGAAACGGCCTCTTTATAAATCGCGAATTTTTCTTTCCAAGTTTCAAGTGCTAACAATTCACCTTGTTTAGATGGATTGTGTAAACCAATAGTAAAGTTTGTTAATTCATCTTCAAAACCTAATAAAAATAAGTGAATAATTGCAATTTTATTTAATTCTGCAATCATAGATTTCTGTATTCTATTTATTGTTCTTGCAAATCTTATATCAAGAAGTGATAAGTTTTTACCATCACCTAATGCTTCTTCAAACCCTAAATAAGCTTTAGGTATTCTAAGTGCCGTAACTAATTTTTTCTGTATATACTCAATATCTGCAATTTCTGCTAAGTTAGTTCCTCCCGGTAATGTTTCTATAGGGTTTGTTTGTGTAACGTCTCTAACGGGAATAAAATAATCTTGGTCTACAGCCAATTGATTATATCTCATATCTACGTTTCCTGTTTTAGGGTCTGCAATTTGATCTCTTTTAAACTTGTTGGCCACTTTTTGTACATACGGATCTACATCTTTATCGTCCATATTACCGACAAATACTTTAAATACTCTTCTTTCGGGAGCTCTTGAAACTCTATATATCATCATCGCATCTTCTGATAATAATAATTGTTTCCATATACGTCTTGCTTTTTCTAACATTGAGGTACCGTAAGGGAGTTTTCTATCGTCCCCTAATATTCTAAAGTGAGCAACTTCCCAAGTGTTAAATTCCATGTTTTTTTCTTTCCAAACAAACTTCAAAGCGTCGTTTTCCATTTCCTGTGAATACTTATCAGGTTGAAAACGCATTCCCTTTTCTAATCTTTCTATTTGAATGTTTGGTAATTGTTGGCAACCAACCACACCTCTTTCAGGATCCAATTTTAAATAAACAAAGTTATCACCAAACTTACAAGTGTTTCTTGTCCACATTGGTAAATTTGTATTTATATCTAATCTATTAACAAATAGATCTACTAAAACTTGTTTTATTCTTTTTGATTCTGAATAAACTTTTATAATATGTCCGTCTTGGTCAGGTGTTGTTGATTCTTCAGCATATATATCTAATGCCGCTGATATTTCAGGTGTGTACTCCATAGATTCGTAATCATAATACGAAGCCATTCTTGTTGGTTCATAATAAACTGCCTGTTGATATAAATTACTCTCAACTTTTTGCCATTGTTTACCAATGTACATGGTCTGTTGAGCCTCTAACTTCTCTCTTTCGTAATCTTGTTTGTCTGTGGTTTTTAATAATTGTTGTTTGTCAAATTTGAATATTGGTGACTGCTGATCCATATTAGCTTGTGGACCAAAAGCCTTACCTAATCTTTGCCAAACTGTTAGTTTTTGTTCTGCCATGATTTTTTTTAAATTAAAAATAGGTTTAATGAGTTTAAATTAAACCCTTCTTCCCCCGAATAACCATAAATACTTTTCATAATCACTTTTGGTTACTTGATTATTTGTATAATTGTGGAAACCGTTCATTGCTGGAACCCCTGGATTATAATTTATTGAAGAATCTTTATAATCTCTTTTGTCCGTTGTCCAAGATTCCAACATAGTTTTAACTTGCTCCGTGGCCTTTTCTAATTGAGCAAAAGATGTTTCCCCAACATAAACCGCCATAGCAAATGCCATTATTAAATCATCGTGTTGACCTTTTTGATGGTCGGGTCTACCATTCACATAAACAAATGTGTTTAGTTCATTAAACAATCTTTGTGATTTTAATGAAAAATCAAATCGTAACGCTTCTTCAAATGCTTGAATAATTAATACCCTTTTTGAATTAAAGTTAATACCGGGAACCTTATCTTGGTTTTTAGGGTCCCACTTCCATTTATCTGCAGGATTTACCCCATCAATATATAAATTTTTATACCCAAGTTCTTGTAATTTTCTTGAAGTAGAAACACCCATCCCACCAGTGATGTCTGTTACAACAAATGCATTATACATGGTGGCCCATTTAAATGCAATTTCTGCTAAAATATCAGGAGGAACTTTACCAATATATTCTAGTACTTGTTCTCTAGCATCAAAATCAATAACCGATAATGTACTAAAATCTTCACTATCACCTCTAGAAACGTCAACACCCATAATATATCTGTGACCGGACACCGGTTCTTTCCATTGCCAAAGAGCACCACCCATAAATTTATTTTCAGGTTCTCTAATATGTTTTTCTTTAATTTTTTTCATAGTTTCAGCAGGAATAACATTATCCCCCGAACCTAAAAAGTTACACTCTAATTCTTGTGATATTTTTCTTTTATCAAACTTTAGTTTTTTAGCCATAGCCTCAAACCAAGAACTATAAGCCTTATAACCCTCGTTTTCTATTTTTAATTTGATCTCATCAAAGTTTCTTTCACTAACTTTAATATCACTATAATCAATAGTTATTTCATTATCATTGTAGTCCGCTCTATTTAACATATAGTGAACAATATCGTCACATTTTACAAGTTTTAAATCTTTAGAATACCTTGGATCTCTAAACCAATACATTTCAGTTATTCTAAAGTCATTCATTCCTTTAACCGCCTGACTGTAAATAGAATAATAAATTGGGTCAAATCCGTTTGGTGTTGAAATTACAATAACTTTACCTCCTGTTGAAAGAGATGCCATACACGCTGACCAAAAATCTTCGTCGGCATTGATATAAGCGGCTTCATCAAATATTAATATTGTTGGTGTATAACCACGTAAAGCATCTTTTGATGTTGCAACCGCCTTTACCTCACATCCATTAGTTAATTTAAAATGTCTTTGTGAGTTTTTTTCAGATGAAAACCCAACACCCATCCATTTTGGCCATTGGTCGACAAATGCTCTAACTTTATTCGCCATCTCAACGGCGGTATCCATTTTGTTTGCAATAATAAGGATTTTTTCAGGTTTCTCTTTACGGGCAAATACTAGTCTTTTTGATGCCCATGCCGAGGTTACTGTAGATACTCCGGCTTGTCGATATTTTAATGCAATGTTTTCTTCACAGGTATCATAATCTTTTACCAGTGTTACTTGATCATTAAATAATTCTAATGGGACGTATTTTGATTGTGTATTGTCGTAAGTTTGTAGATATGTTTTAAGTGCGTAAGGTGTATCATTTACGCATTTAGCATACTCTAATAAAACTTGTTCTCTTGACAACGACATTCATTATCTTTTGTTTCTTCTAATTGCAAATAATAATTCACCCTTAGTTGTATGTGGCGGTAAATCATTCTCAATCAATTTCATTATATTTTCTTCAAGTTTTTTTACCTCTTTTTTTGATTCTTTTTTTTCAGGTAACTTGTCTGTTTTTGTTTTTGCAAAATCTCTAACTTGTTTTTTTGACATAGAATCAACAACTTTTTCTACTTTTTTTCTATAACTTTTTGGGATGTCTTTTAATTCCTTTTCTCCCTTTTCAACTGAGTAAGCAGCACCCATCAAACCATGTTGTTTTTTAGAAACAGATTTTTCTTCTAATTCACCTTCTCCGGTTAGCTCAACCTTAGCGTTAGGGTCCATTTTTTGTAGTTCTAATGCCTTTTGAGGGCTTTTGGTTGTGATAGCCTCTTTTGTTTCCTTTTTATTTAATTTTTCATATAAAACATTAATTTGTTTTTCAGTAAAATTATCTAAAGTAGACATAGAAAACCCCTCATGCAGAAGTTTTACTATTTTAGGATTCATATGTTTCATCTTGTACTAAATTTTTTTCCCATTTTAATACGATATCTCTTTCGTATAATTTGTTTTCAACAGATTCAACTGACTCACCATATTGAAAAACTAATCTTTTTCTTTTGTGAACCAATATCTCATCACTATTAGAATTCTCCCACGCTAATGAGATAACACCATCTATTGCATCATAAACACCAAAGTAATCTGAATTTTGAATCAATTCTAGTTGTACTTCAGAATTTTTTAATACCCCAACTTTTTTTATGTAATTTATCTCAGGTGGTGATGGTTTACCTGAAGCTGGTTCAGCATCCCAATCATCTCCCCAAACATCATCCAAATCAGAAAAAATAAATTCGTATATATTATCTCCTTTATAATTTGGTCCTAATTCATTCACATAAACTAAAATCATAAAATTCTTCCGTTAGGTGTTACTCTTATTTGTTTTCCGTTTTTTGAAAAAACTAAATTTTCTTGATTAGTTTTACCAATAAATTTTGTATTTTCGTCCAATAGTCTTAATGCCACATCCATTTGTTTTACCGACTCACTTAAATTTCTAATTTCTTTTTTAACTTCAATTTTTTTCA